CGAGGCGCGTTCTGATGTCATGCGCCAAAACATTATTGATTGGTTTCAGAATACGGTAGAGAGCCGTAAAAACGATCCGAAGAACACGCCGATAATCGTAATTATGCAGCGATTACATGAAAGTGATTTGTCTGGTTGGTTACTTGATGGCGGAAATGGTGAAGAATGGGAATTACTCAAGCTCCCAGCTATTCAGGAAGATGGAAGTGCGTTATGGTCTGAAAAACATGATATTCAAACCTTGCGGCAAATGGAAAAGGCAGCGCCTTATATGTTTGCCGGACAATATCAACAAAGCCCCGCTCCTTTGGAGGGCGGGGTGTTTAAGCCGCACAAAATCGAAATTATCGAGGCTTTGCCAGCACAAAGCATTAAATGGTGCCGAGGTTGGGACTTAGGCGCGACTGTTGGCGGCGACCCTACAGCGGGTGTGAGACTTGGTAAATGTTCCGACGGTTCTTTTATTATTGCCGATTTAGTTCATGGCGACGTTGGGCCAGATGAACGAGATTCAATGCTGAAAAATACAGCGCCTCTAGACGGATTATCGACAACAATCAGCATTCCTCAAGACCCTGGGCAGGCAGGGAAAACTCAAGCCTTATATTTAACTCGCATGCTTTCCGGTTTTGTCGTTAAAACCAGTCCTGAGAGTGGGGATAAGATTACACGGGCCGAACCTTTTGCCGCCCAGGTTAATGTCGGAAATGTGAAAATGCTTAAAGGCGCATGGAACCAAACTATTATTAATGAAATGCGCTTATTTCCTAACGGAAATCATGATGACACGATAGACGCTTGCTCAAGAGCTTTTGCTGAATTGGTCAGCGCGCCAACCTCTTACTTTGGATAATGATTATGTTTGGATTTGGAAAGAAAAAAACAGTGGAGAAAGTTGAGATAGAAGAATCTCATTCATTTTTTGATGGTAAAGAAATGGTTTCTCAACATCAAAGTTGGTTTTTCCTGGATAGATTAAGTGATATTGTTTCAAAAAATAATAATCAATATCCTAATTCAGGCGACTCCGCACAAGATAGTAATGAAATTTCACCATTAAAAATGAAATTATCTCCACCTGAGAGTATTAGTGTTCAACTCGCTAACTGGTATGCTTCAAATTCATTTATTGGGCATCAAATGTGTGCAATCCTTGCGCAAAATTGGTTAATTAACAAAGCCTGTTCCACTCCTGCAAGAGATGCTACAAGAAATGGCTACGACATCATTTCTACTGATGGCACGGAAATTCCTGATGAAACCATTAAAGCGCTCCAAAAATTCGATAAGAAATATCGTTTACGTTGGAATTGTGAGCAATTTGTCCGAATGGGGCGAATTTTTGGTATTCGGATAGCTTTATTCAAGATTGAAAGCGAAGACCCTAATTTCTACGAAAAGCCATTCAATCTGGATGGAGTAACCGAAGGTAGTTACAAAGGCATTGTTCAGGTCGATCCGTATTGGTGCGTACCTATGATTGTCGGCAGCGAGTTATCCGATCCTTCCAATATTCATTTTTATGAACCTACTTTTTGGCAGATTGGTGGTAAAAAATATCACCGTTCTCATTTAATTATTTTCCGTAACAGCGAAGTGCCTGACATTTTAAAACCTATGTATCAGTACGGTGGGCTTCCTGTTCCTCAATTAATCATGGAGCGCGTTTACGGCGGAGAAAGAACAGCATCAGAATCTCTTAACCTTGTTATGTCAAAGCGTACTACGGTTTGGTTGACTAACATGGCTAAATTCATGGCGGACGTAGAAAATAACGCTGAACGTCTGAAATTATGGGTTAGCAATAGAGATAACAACGGCATAAAACTTGGTGACAAAGACGGCGATCAGATACAGCAATTTGATACTGCTCTAAGCCAACTTGATGACGTCATTATGACGAATTATCAATTGGTGGCGGCCGCATCAAATGTTCCTGCGACAAAACTTCTCGGTACAACGCCAAAGGGTTTCAATTCTACCGGTGAAGGTGAAGCCAAAAATTACCATGAGGAATTAGAGAGCTTGCAAGAACACGACTTAACAGAATTGGTGGAGCGACACCATAAGCTTGTAATGAAGTCGGAAGGTTTACCACTGATTGAAACAACGATCAATTGGCGTCCAGTAGATAGTCCAACAGCGCAAGAAATTGCAGAACGAAACAAACTCAAGGCGGATACTTATTCCGCCTTAGTTATGTCTGGGGCCATTGATGGAGAGGATGTTCGTTATCGTATTGCGTCAGATCCTGATTCCGGTTTTCACGACATGGGCGAAAGACAAAGCGAGGTCGAAGATAACTTGCTTGAACAGTTGGGGATAACAGATGAAACAATCCAAGCCATCAACAACCTTGAGCAAGGGATTAATAAAGAAACAAAATAGCATTGAAGGTAAACCGCTACTTGTAAGCGCTTCAACCTGTGAGCAGTATGCAAAAAGCATTACGGCAGCGATCAAGATTCTACATCAAGAAATAAGCCGAGAGGTGTCAAATCGCTTTACTGTTTATGCCCAAGATGGGGATTTGCCAGAAGGTGGAAATTTAATCTCACAACTTCGCATCTTGTTTAATCAACTACTGAAAAAATATAACCCTATTTTTTCATTGTTGGCCAAAAAGGCCACGGAGCGGATGATCGACCGAGTATTAAAAAATTCATCCTCTACGTTAAAAATGAGTTTAAGAGAGATGGGTAGTGATTTGGCGGTTAAAACTGACTTTATAAACAGTGACGTGAAAAATATTGCACAAATTGCAATGATTGAAGCTGTTGGGCTAATCAAGATCATTCCGCAGCGATATCTTTCGGATGTTCAAAAAATCGTGTTTGAATCCGTTACTACAGGAAAAGGTGCGAGTGATTTGAAAAGGTCACTTGAGAAATATTATCAAGGCAATAAAAGACGTGCAGAATTGACCGCACTTGACCAAACCCGCAAAGTCTATGCAAATATTCAGTCCGCTAAGCTCAAATCATTAGGTGTAAAAAAATTCCAATGGATTCATTCCGGTGGTGGTAATGAGCCGCGTCAGTTACACGTCGATATGCATGGGAAGGTGTTTGATTTTGACGATCCGCCATTTATCGGCGTGATGTATGGTGAGAGAGTGCATGGGCTACCTGGCACATTACCAAATTGCCGTTGTTTGATGAAGCCGATATTCGAATTTGAGAGTGAAGAAAATGATTAATTTTACAACAAAACAAATCGCCAGAATTGATGGCTTGATTGCCCGCCTTAATGTGTTTGCAATGGATGATAAATGGATTACTGTAAAGCCTAACGGAGAAGAGGGGAAAGGGGCTCACGTTAAAATTGACGATGAAGGGCGTGTTATTGCCGGTATGGGCGGGAAGTTCAAAGGTGAAAAGATTAATGAAGTTCGTAAGGATTTCAAAGGACCTAAAACGCCATCACGAGAAACATTGGATAAATCTCGAGTCAAACAAGAACAAGGTGATATTACCAAATCAACTGTAGATAAACCAACATCTAAGGCATCTTTTGAGAAAGAAATAAAAAAGATTATCAATCATCAAAGAAATACAGAAGGCACAAGAGATTTCTCCAAAGTTGATGATGAAAAAGCCATTGGATTTGCGCACTCAATAAGACGCATGAATAACATAAAGAGATTCTCTAGCACAATTGAGAACCTAAGAAAGATAGTGGAAAACAGTGCTTGGAATCGTGTGGGCGTTTACACCAGAGGTAGCGGAATTGAAGATCCTGAATCTCTTGAAAGAGCCGGATTGATGATTGAGGATAGAAGTAAAAATGACACTTACAAACTAACCGAAGCGGGCGCCTACATTGTTAGTGAAGCATTAAGACTTAGCGATAAAAACTCAGAAATTCCTACTAATAAATTAAATACCGAATTATCCAAAGTATCATCAGAAATTGAGAGCAGTATTAAAGGAGATAGCATTGATCGTCTAAACAAGACAGCCACGATGCTTTTCAATAAGTACATAGATAAATCTATTCCTGAAAATATCCGGAAAGAATACGGGAGGTTAAGGAATCAAGTATTAGAGAGAATATATGAGCTTAAGGGGGGATTTGTTAGTTCAGTTGAAGGACGTTCTCAGATCGAAACAGAAAAAGCAAGAGAGATCTACAAAAAGCTAACCTCCCAAATGACTAAGGAGGATATTGACTATCTTGAATCTCAGAAAAATGCTAAACAAGCTGGGTTTTGGATTGGACTTCAAGATTATACGCCATCGCAAGCCCTATCAATTATTAAGTCTAACGAAGAAGCCCGTAAACACACAGAAAATCTATTGGCGGAAGAGGATAGATTAAAGCAAGAATATCTATCATCTCTTCCTGATAAGATAGAGAGAGGCAAACAATTCAAAGAGGAACCACCTTTACAGAAATGGTATGCTGATATTCGTAGTACTCATAATAACCCCTATTGGAACGGAAAATTCTACGATGGCAAGAAGAAGGGTGAACACAGAATTTATGTTTCAAATAAGGAATACAAGATTTCTGATGAGCAAAAGGCAGAGCTTGAAAAGCACATGAAAGATTATTCTGACTTTAAGGCTGCCGAACGCTCTGAAGCGACTTATTTGAACGTTCCTTATGAGCAACGTGAAACGGCTAAAAAGCATGGTGCGAAATGGGACCCAAATAAAAAGAAATGGTATTTGCCGTCAGGAGTTGAAGCGCATAGTGAGTTAAATAAATTTATGCCTAACTACACTCCCCCTCCGGTCGAAAAGCCTAAACAGGAGTTTCATACAGCTCCTGCTGTTGAGAATAAGGCGGATATTAATTCAATGTCTGAATCTGAACTCAAATCGCACATCATTAACTTGCATAAACGGCGTAAGCAATATCAGAACATCGTTAATGAAGGTGGTGAGGGATATAACCCTTACGATAGCCAAATTTCAGTGGCAAGCAAAACATACACAAGACGTTTTGAGCCTGAGAAGCAAGCCTTATTCGATCGTATTGATGAAGGACGAAGACAGGAAAGACTTCAAAGAATGAAAGAGCTTGAAGAAAAAATTGAAAGAAACGGAGGCTGGTATCCTGATTAATTATGGATTATTTAGATGAAACATTCGCAGGCGACTGCGATGATCCGAAAAATTACCCTAACGCCACCGCCGAAGATAAGCGGGAGTTTGATAAAAATGGTTGGTTCGAAGTGAAGAATAACCCCCTCAGTAAAGAGGGGGTTTTTCAATATAAGGGGGCAAGTATTCGCCTTCCTGATGGTACGCAACCGCCAGATCTTGAAAAACTCTATTGGGTGTATCGCCCAGCCGAGGAATTGAGTAACGAAGAAGCAATTAATAGCTTCAAGTTAGTTCCTTGGGTGGACGATCACACGATGTTGGGTAGTGAGCATATCGGAATGACACCGGCAGAGCGCAAAGGCGTAAGCGGCGTTATTGGTGAAGATGTGTATTTTAAAGACGGCGTGCTATACGGAAACATTAAAGTGTTTTCTGAAGCATTGGCGAGAAAAATTGAGAACGGTAAAAAAGAGCTTTCACTTGGCTATCGTTGTCGTTATGAGCATAGCCCCGGTGTGTGGAACGGTCAACCATATGACTACATACAGCGGGACTTACGCGGGAACCACTTAGCGCTTGTTGAAAACGGGCGTATGGGTGGCGATGTTCGAGTATTAGATCACGATGATACGAACCTTGGACAAATTAACTTTACTTGTGATTCCTTAATGGAGAAAAAACAAATGAATTTAGAAGAACTAATGGAGCTACTTCGTGATTTAACGCCCGAAGAAATGGAAACGTTAAGCGCCAAGATTGCAGAGTTAAAACAACCGCAAGGTGATGGCGAAGAAGACCCTAATGCCGGAGAAAATCCTAATGGTGATGGGGGAAATGCCGATCCGGAAAACCATCAAGAAGGTGATGATTTAGACCCAATCGACAAACTTATTGCCGTGGTTGAAAAACTTTCCGAACGCGTAGCAAATCTTGAAGGCAGACAACCTAAAGCCGGCGATAGTGGTGATGATAAAGGAAATGGAGAAAATCCAAACGATCAAGAAGAAGGTCAAGGCATGGATGCAAATGAAGTTTCAAAATTGGCAATGAAAAAAATTGCCGATCGAAACAGATTGTATAGCCAAGTTTCCAACTTTACCGGTGCATTCGATTGTTCCGCAATGGATGAAGCGGAAGTGGCGGCTTATGGTTGTAAAAAGTTAGGCTTAAAAGCACCTAAAGGAATGGAACTAGCTGCAATTAATGGTTACATGAAAGACCGCACCCCGGCTAATAAACAGAAAGTGGTTGTCGCTACCGATGGCGCCGATTCTTCTTTCTTAGATGGTCAATTAACTAAATAAATAAAGGTAAATAACTATGGCATTTCAACGTGAAGTCGGTATTGCACAAGGTTTCGGCGTTCCAGGTGATATTCATCTTGATTCCCCTACTCGTGCAGAAAATCTTTTAATTAACTCAAGCGGAAAGAAAAACGTTTACGGTTATGCATTCACCAAAGATGCAACAACAAACGTAGCTCAAGTTGGTGGCACCATTGCGAGCGGTAAAGTATTTGCCGGTATTTTGGCAAACCCTAAAGAAGCCGTATTGCACGGCACGGAAAATGGGAATTTAGAGCCAACATTAACGGTGCCGGACTTACAGCGCGGTGATTTCGTGACAATGGGGGATGTGGTGGTTCATGTCACAACCAAGTGCAATATCGGCGATTTGGTTGTGTATGACACAACAACCGGCGCACTTTCTACTGTTGCGGCGGGCACTGCGTCAGCGGGTTCCGGTAAAGCCTTTGTGCCAAATGCGGTTATTTATCGCTATCCGGTAACCGGTAATGGCGGATTAACCGTTATTCGTTTAACAAATTAAATAGGAGTGGTTTTAGATGAAGTCTAAACAACATGGTTATATTAGTGGCCGCGATGTGGCAAAACGTATCGCGGAAGATAAACCGATCATTAGTATGGACGCGGCGGACGTTAAAAACTATCAAGCTTTGCGCAAAGTAGGTATCGGCTTCAGTAATGATTACTTACGCAAAGCCCCCGGCGTCTTTGCAATGGATGATGTGAATGGTGGCGTATATAACGCAAGTGCCGGCACACCGGTTCAATTCTTACAGGCGTGGTTGCCCGGCTTCGTGCGTGCGGCATTTGCACCGCGTAAAATTGATGAATTGATCGGTATTGCGACTATCGGCGAATGGCACGATGAAGAAATTGTTCAGGGTGTATTGGAAACCATGGGCGATGCTGTGCCTTATGGTGATACCTCAAATGTACCGTTATCCAGCTACAACGCAGGATTTGAACGTCGCACCGTAGTTCGCTTTGAAAAAGGCATTAAAGTAGGTCGTTTGGAAGAAGCTCGCGCGGCGGCTATGCGTTTGGATAGCGCGGCAGAGAAACGTACGGCGGCAGAGTTGGCCCTAGATATTCAACGAAATAACGTTGGCTTCGTAGGCTTTAACGATGCCGGTGTGCGTACTTATGGTTTCTTAAACGATCCATCTTTACCGGCTTATGCCACTGTTGCAACCGGTGCTGCAAGTGCGACAACATGGAATAAAAAAACATTCCTCGAAATCACCGCCGACTTGCGTCAAGCGTTTACTCAGTTGCAAGTGCAATCTCAAGGTGTAATTGATGCAGAACAAACACCGACCTGTTTAGCATTGCCGACAGACTGCTCAACATTCTTGACGGTCACTTCCGATTTCGGCATCAGCGTTCGCGATTGGTTAAATAAAACCTATCCAAAATGCCGTGTGGCAATCGCCCCTAACTTAAACAAAGCAAATGGCGGCGCAAATGTGTTCTACTTGTACGCGGAAGAAATTAACGACGGCTCCACCGACGATAACCGCGTCTGGGTGCAGGTTGTACCGGCCAAGTTTATGGCTCTAGGTGTAGATCAAGGAGCAAAAGGCATTACCGAAGACTATACCAATGCAACTGCTGGTGTAATGTGTAAACGACCTTATGCCGTGTACCGAGCAACCGGTATTTAATGAGACCGCCAAAGTGCGGTCTTTTTTATTGATAAATCCGATCTGAAAAGGTCGGATTTTTATTTTGGAGAGATAAATAATGCCTTATGTATTTTCAACTTTAACTTGTGACAATCGTTATATTGCCTATGCAGAAACTGGCGCAGATATTAAAGTTCCTACGATGGGGATTTTGATCAAAGGCGGTGCAGGTGTAATGAATGATCGCCTTATTACTCCGCTAGGAGTGGTAACGGAAGTCACCAAAGATGAATTAACGCTTCTTGAGCAAAATCCGGTATTCCAAATGCACAAAGAAAACGGTTATATCGTTGTGCAAGACAAAAAAGCCGATGCTGAAAAAGTTTCAGGTGACATGAATAGTCGTGATGGTTCGGCGCCATTAACCCCCTCTTCTTTCAAGGGCACTCGTAAAAACCAAGAAGATTTGACTGTAACAACAAACTCCGAAGAGGCTGAATAATGGATGTTGGCGTGTTTCGAATAGCATTTCCCGCATTTAATCGCGTTTCAAATGAAACAATTGAATACTGGGCAGATGTAGCGGGTTCTTTTTTATCCGAAAGCTGGGCGTTAAACGGGAAAACATTTGAACACGCTATTAATCTTATGACCGCCCACCTTCTTTTTTTAAATAAGAAAATTGACGATGGAAATAATGCTACTGGAGCAGTGCAGTCTGCCACAGAAGGTAGTGTTAGCGTTTCATTTACCGCCCCACCATCTCGTGATGGTTGGGAATATTGGCTTTCATCCACTCCTTACGGTGTTCAATTGTGGGCGCTATTGAGTGGATTAATGGTTGGCGGTGCATATATTGGCGGATTGCCTGAGCGTAAAGCGGTGCGGAAAGTTGGTGGAGTGTTTATGTGATCGGCGGAAATAAATTCATTAACGCTCTAAAAAAGCGGATTGATGCTATTGAAACCGGAAAAGGGAAAGTGGCAAGAGTTGGCGTGATCGAAAATCAGCATTACGATGAAGACACTCCTGTTGCCTATATTGCCGCTATTCACGAATACGGTTCACCTTCAAATAAAATACCGCCACGTCCATTTTTTCGCCCAACAATTGCCAAAAAAAGTAAATCATGGTCTGGCGTTGGTGCTTCCTTGTTAAAAAAAGGAGCTGATACCGAAAAGACGCTCAAGCTTCTCGGTGAATTGGCGGCCGGTGATATTGTGGAAACAATCAGCGGGCTTGATTCTCCGCCATTGGCATTATCGACAAAGATTGCAAGAAATCGGCGGGCGCATGCACCAACCAAAAGCGGACGTAAACGGCGACCAAAATCTGTTTCAATTAAACCGTTAGTTGATACGGGGCTTTTGATTAGATCAATATCAAGTACGGTTCTCGATGGAGAAAATGAATGAATTTAAGAAGCATTGCCAATGGTGCAATCACTGCGGTTAACCCAAATATTCCGGCAATTTTAAAACTCAATACCGGTTATCGTACAGATGATACCGGGCGACGAGTTGAAACATTGGAGGAATATAATGTTTCAATTCAGGCACAGAGTTTAAGCACGCAGGATTTGGCGCAGTTTGATTCGTTGGCTCAACAAGGCCAATTGCTCAACATTTATGTTTCAGGGCAAATTAACGCATTGCGGCGCATTTCAGGAAAAGGTGCGGATAAATTAGTTTTTTATGCCTTTGGCGAAGATGAACATTCGGAGTGGTTAATTAAATCCGTTTCCGAATCATTTCCGGATTGGTGCAAGGTGGTGGCATGGCGGCAATATTAAATGTCACTCAGGATAATATTTATCGAGAAGTGCGGTCATTTTTGATCGCACTTTTTAATTTATCCGGCGATAACGTAATTAGAGGCTACAGCAACAATGTTCCTTTGCCGAATAATGATTTCATTTTGATGAATATCCTTTATGACAAAGCGTTATCAACCACAGGGCACAACTACAGCGTAGATGATGGCAACACTGAAGTTTCATACACGCTTGAGGTGGCAATTCAGCTTGATTTTTACGGTGGTAATGCTCAAGAAATGGCACGGACATTTTGTACGTTGTGGCGTGATATGTATGCGTGCGAACGTTTTCAATGCGGCCAGCCACTTTATTGCGATGATCCGAAGTTTATGCAATTCATTAACGAATCGTCCGAGTACGAGCCGAGATGGCTAGTTACGGCTTATTTTAACTATAACCCGGTCGTCACGCATGATCAGGATTATATAACCCAATCAACAATCCAAATAAACCACGTGTGAGGAAAAGCGTATGTTTAAATCTATTCCCGCTTCACAGATTGTTAGCGTCAACCCGGCGGTGTTAAGTTCCGGCGGTTCGCCTTTATCAATGAATGCGGTTTTCTTGAGTAAAAACGAAAATTTACCAACCGGACAGGCAGTCTCTTTTGCGACAGCCGATTCGGTTAGTGAATATTTTGGTATCAACTCAGAGGAATACAAAGCGGCAAGCATCTATTTTGGTGGCTTTGCTAATTCAACCATTAAGCCGGGTGCACTTTATTTTTGCGCCTACAACACCGGTGCAGAAGGTGCATTTTTACTTGGTGCGTCAGTGAAGTCTTTATCGTTAACTGAATTGAAAACTGTTTCGGGTGAATTATCGGTTTCAATTGATGGCGCCGAGCGAAAAATCCCTAACGTTGACCTGTCCGGAGCAACAAGTTTTTCCAAGGCGTCAGAAATACTTTCTACGGCGTTAAGCGGTGGAAAGGTGACTTTTGATGCGCAGTTGCAAGCTTTCAAGGTTACCTCAAATACTACTGGAGCAACATCCACAATCACACATGCAAAAGGTGCCGCAGCTGAAAAATTAGGGTTAACCAAAAAATCTGGCGCGATCATTTCGCAAGGTGCTGTAAAAAGCTCGCCTGCAGACGTAATGCAATCAGTAATTAATTCAACCCTCAACTGGGCGACATTTACCACTATTTTCGAACCTTCTCTTGAAGAAAAAATGGAATTTGCCACTTGGTGTAACGCGCAAAATAACCGTTTCTTATTTGTTGGCTGGGGTTTTGAAGCAGAGGCTACACAAACAGGTAATACGACTTGCTTTGGCGCTAAATTAAAGGAAAGTGCTTACGATGGCAGTTGTGCAATTTATGGCGGACTTGATAAAGCGGCCTTTGTTTGCGGCACGATCGCTTCCATTGATTTTACTGAGCGACAAGGTCGAATTACTTTATCGTTCAAGGGGCAATCCGGATTAACCGCCGATGTAACGGATGCAACAGTGGCTAAAAACCTTGAAGCCAATGGATACAATTTCTATGGCGCATGGGCTACCGCTAATGACCGATTCTTATTCCTTTCACCGGGGCAAATTGCAGGAAAGTGGAAATGGATTGATGCTTACATCAACCAAATCAGCATTAATAGCCAGTTGCAACTTGCTTTGATTACACTGTTAACCAGTGCAAAATCTGTGCCTTACAATGCAGACGGAATCGCCCTTCAACGCGCGGCTTGTAACGATCCGATTAATGAGGCGTTGAACTTTGGCTCTATTCAAACCGGTGTAACGTTAAGCGAACAGCAACGAGCCTTAATCAATCGCGAGGCTGGTTTTGATGCCGCAAGTATGGTGGAAAGCCGTGGTTATTGCTTGTATATCGCTCAGGCTACCGCACAAACGCGCGGCAATCGTCAATCTATGCCGATGAAACTCTGGTACACCGACGGCGGCAGTGTGCAAACCATTAATCTGGCGTCTATCAACGTTCAATAAGCGACCTAACCGGTCGCTTTTTTATTGAGGAAAAGCAATGCGTACAAATACAGAAAAAACATTAACCTCAGCGAACAGCATCTTGCAAGTTCGTGCAAAAGGGTTTAATGACAATTGGGTGAAGTTAGAACAATATGCCGCTGATAATGCCTTTGATTATGGCCAAGGCTCCATTGGCGAAACCGTAATTGGTGTAGATGGCATTCAATCCGGTGGGTTTACACCGTATGAGATCGATCTCAATATCCAATTACAAGCGAACAGCCCAAGCCGTTCTTATTTTGATAAATTGATTAACCATATCAATAATAATCAGGAAACTGTGCCAGTGGAATTCTCTTGTGAAATTCCATCCATTAAGAAACGCTACAACTCTTCCGGCTTTATGGTGCAAATCCCCGGTGGTACCAATGCACGTAAATTACTTGAAGCGGCAACTTACACCTTCCGCGTAGTCAATAACGGCGCAGAAGATATTTAAATTCATGGTAAATATGCCCAATCACCACAGATTGGGCTTTTTATTGCATGGAATTTAGGAGTAGTCGTGCGGGTAACAGCAAAACAACGAAAGCGCATAAATCGCTTATTTCATCGTGTCACGTTTATTTCTGTTAATGATGAATGGAAGGAAGAAAACCATAAACGCGATGAGAATGGTCGATTTAGTTCATCCGGTGAATCTTCAACACCGAAGATACCTACCTTAAATGGAAATGAATTAGGCCGGTATAAGGATATCAAGGAGCTAAGATCTAAGGCGAGATTATATGCCCTAGAACATTTAGCAGGAAAGAAATTTAAGAATAAAAGTACTGGTAATGAAATATCTGTTGCGATGGGCGGTGTGAAGCATACCATTGTTGGCGCCAGTGAGGAGTTAATAAAAACAATTCCGGCTATTCCAGAAATTTTAGAAACGGCAGAGCTTCTTAAAACAGAACCCGATAAAAATGACGATCCAAATTCATTAGGCGTTGAAATTTATCAGGCAAAATTAATGATTGAAAATCAGAATAGAGAAGTAATTATCACCGTAAAACATTGGAAAGACGGTCGCAGATATTACGACCATGGATATATGAAAAAAGCATAAAGGCATATTAGACTGCGGTACCTCTTGGTTAACAACCAGCACCTTACCGCTTTCGACTAATACGCCTTTTTAATTCATTATAGGCTTTTATTATCCAATTTCAACAAATAAAGGAAATACAAAATGGCTTTAAAAACAAAAGAAGTAACGATTGAAAAAGGGCGTGATGCCGGTGTGCGTTTTTTGGTTACCGAAATGCCGGTAGTAAAAGCAGATAAATGGGCAACAAAAGTCCTTATTGCGCTTGTCAACGCCGGTGTCGAGGTGCCGAATGTAAACGCCGGTATGCTTGGTATTACAACAATGTTGCTATCATCTCTTCAAAATATCGCGGAAGATAAGGCAATTCCGTTACTGGATGAATTGCTTGATTGCGTACAAATTATTCCGGAAGGCGGCAAGCCTCGACCGCTTGATTTATCTATGAACGATGTTCAAGACTTCACAACGCTTTGGTTGCTGCGTAAAGAAGCATTAATGTTGCACATTGATTTTTTGCAGAACGCCAATATCCAGATCTCGGCGTAAACAAACCCGGTAATGGTGAGGCGTATGTGAATGTGACGCAGACGGTGGGGACCATCATTTCCCAACGGTTGGCGACATTGCACGAATTACAAACAATTTACAGTTTAGAAGATGCGTTAGATATGCTGGAAGTTATCAGCGTGGACGCATATAACCACAACAAGGCCGCGCGACATTAAAGTGCGGTCTTTTTATTTATCGGATTTTGGCTATGGCAAATATTATTGATTCGCTTTTTTTAGAGCTAGGTATTACGGGCAATTTTGGCAAAGACGCTGAAAAGGCAATTTCAGTGACGGAAGATCTCAAAAAGACCTTCGGCGAGACTGAAAAAGCCACCGGAAAATCAGAAAAAGCGTTAAAAGTCATTGATAAAGAGCTTGCCAAATCCGAAAAGCAAACCAAAAAGAACGTCAAGCAAGCGAAAGATTTTGGTGAGGCAGTTAAAACCCTTGGCAAAACCATTGGTGCGCTGGGGGCAATTGTTGCTGCCGGAACAGGGTTAGATTCTTTTGCGAAAGACGCCGCCAAACTCAATATTAGCTTAGATAATTTGGCTAAAAATGTCGGCACATCACGCAATGCGTTGTCTAACTGGTCCGGTGCCGCTGAGTTGGCAGGTGGATCTGCCGATGGCATGCTTGGCACGGTTAAAAATCTCTCATCAGGTTTAGCGCGTTTCGCGGTAATGGGCGACGATTCCATTCTGAAGTTTTTTTCGGCATTAGACATTATGCCAATGGAAGTGTCCGGCAAAATGAAAGACGTTAACGATCTTTTGTTTGAAATGGCAGATAAGTTCAGTGCCATGGATCGAGTGAAAGGCTTCACGCTTGCTCAAAGCATGGGGATTGATGAAGACACGTTCAATATGCTTGCTCGCGGACGCAATGAAGTTCAGGAATTGTTGGATCAACAAAGCAAACTTTACCGTTCAAGACAAAAGGATGTCGAAACCAGTTACAAACTGACAAAATCCACCAACATGATCAATCAGCAGTTTCAGGCAATAAAATTGATGATTGGTAATGCGGTGGCACCGGTATTATTAAAAATTTCTGAAATTGTAGAAAAGTTTTTTAACTTCCTAATGGAACATGAAGGCTTGGTTCAGGGATTTTTTATCGGTCTTTCCGGTGTTCTTACGGCGTTCTTGATCCCAACACTGGTG